CAGCTTCTTCTGCTACAGGCGTTTTGCCGGGGAGTGCAAGCGGAGCAGCTTTGCTTTTGCTGTCGGTCTGCGTGACGGTCATCACGATAGCGGCTTTAGCATCAGCAGTTTCAGCCTGAGTCTTAACAATCGCATACTCTTCTTCGGTCAACCAACGCATTGGTTGGAAGAACAACTTAGGCGACTCGGACGTTGTATCAAAACGCATACGTGTCACGATTTGCTCTGGGTTGATCGGTGGTGACTGCAATGCCAAGAATCGTGCGTATGCTTGCAGAGGGCGTTTGTCGCCTTCTTCTTTACCAAAGATCGACGTAGCTGGCAGCGCCAATTGCAACACATCACCTTCAGGATCAGTAGCCAGCACGACAGCCATACGTTGTTGATAACGGCAAGCGCGGCTATTGCCTTGACCGGAACCTGCTTGGTTCTGCTCACAGTTAATGCAGTTAACATTTTGTGGTGCTTTGATGGAAGCGTCTGGCTTCTCACCGTCGTTCGACCAGCAATCAGGACCGCCGATATTCTCAGGATCGTACTTGGACATATAGAACGTGCGGGCTACCTTCGGTGCTGCCTTGGCAATGATGACATCCAGATAGCGCTCATCAATAGCAGCGATTTCTTTACCACCGTTAATCAGACGGAACACGCCGCCCTTGATCGAGATGCGCTTGCCACCGCCTACGCCGCCACCTGTCAGGGCCTTAGCTGTGTCGGACAGTTCGTTGTTGCGGGCGAAAGCAGGAACTTGCGCCGGATTGAAAGTCATGATATTGGACATATTGATCTCACTTAGTTGGTTTAGTAACACGAACTTCAAATTCAGATACAGAATTTAAACCGGGTGGGACTTTCCCCGGGTTGTCGGCCAGAAAGGTTGCCATGTTGGTCTGCACAATGCGCTTCTCAAGCAAGTCAACCATATCGTTTTCAACGATGAACTTCTTAAACGATTCCCAGTCGTTTGTGTTGTAGCGGGTTTTATGAATCAAAGATACCGTACCGAAAGCAGTGTTAACTGATTTCAATCCTAACGCCTTCATCTGGTCTTTCATCGCAAAGCGTACTTCATCTTGTTGTGCCTTAAGCGCTTCAAGTTGTGTGTCGTACTCTTTGGTCAGCAGATCAATGCGCTCTTTGATCTTTCTATAAATCCGCGTCAGCTTATCCATAGGGATAATTTCTGATTCAGCTTCGGACATTTACTTCTCCTTATACCGCTTTAGTGCGGCTTTGTTTTGTCAACAGTTAGACATTCTACACAGCTTTTTTCTGTTTGCAATACCCTTTCACGATTTAATTTCGTTGTTAAACATATCGGTAATTAGTATGTTGTCATCTACTTTACCGGCCAAAGCTTTAAACATCTTCTTCTCGATAGGGCTGCCTTCGATGTGAATGACGGTCACTTTGTCAGACGTTTGCCCTTTACGGTCAGCACGCGCACAGCACTGAATATACTGCTCAACAGACATCAGCGGGCCATAAAACACCACGGTATCTGCTGCGGTCAACGTAATACCATGCGCCGATGCTTGCGGCTGCATAACCAAAACTTGTGGGTCTGGTTCGTTCTGAAAGCGTCTGATGATCTCAGCGCGTTTTGTTGGTGCTACGTCACCATGAATGCAGTCAGCCGTAATGTTGCGTGATAGTAAATGCTTGTGAATCGTATCAATAGTGCTACGGAACAGTGCAAAGATAATAACTTTACGAGATGTCTCACCCATAATTTCTTCTAGCACATGCAAACGTGGCGCTGAATCAAACTCAATAACCTCACGCCCATCTGTGTACGCTGCGCCACAACTGATCTGCAACAACTTCGATACGCCTGCCGCCGCATTGACTGCCGAGATTGTCTCACCTGCTGCTTGCACAACCATACGTTCTTTAAGCAGGTTGTAGTACTTAGCTTGCTGCGGTGTCAACGGTACTTCACGCGTCATGGTAATGACTGGTGGTAGGTCAAGGCACTGCGCTTTGGTAAAGCGAATGGCCGGCTGTAAAGCTTTATGTACTTCAGTAACTGCGCTAGGTTTTGGTGACCACTTGAACTGTGTAACTTTGTTCATTACTTTGTCACGCCAACCAGTAAAGAAGCGTGGGACATTCTCCGCGTTAACCAATCGAGCCAAGCCGTAAGCATCAACGGGTGACTGTGAAGCAGGAGTTCCGGTCATCATCCACAAGTGCGTCTTAGGGTTGATTAAAGATTCAAGTGTCTTCCAGCGTTTCGTTGTGACGGTCTTGTATGCGTTAGCTTCATCAATGATTACCAGATCAAAGCGACCATCGTTTTTAATTTCATCAGCAATAAGATTTAAGCCATCGTAGTTCACAATGACAAACTCGTAGTTCTGCTGAATCATTTCAATACGGCGGCTGGCTTGGTTATGGTGAGCAATGATTGCTGAACGGTGGATGATACTGTTGTTCAAGTCGTTAAGCCAAGCGCTCTGCATAATCGACAACGGACACAAGATCAGACACCGCTTAACTTCACCACGCTGCATAAGATAGTCTGCTGCCCACAATGCGGAGAGCGTCTTACCTGTACCCGGCTCTGAAAAAACAAACGCCTTACGGTTCATAGTAAGGAACGCTGCGGTTTCAATCTGGTGAGCCATCGGCCTATACTTACCCGGCCAATCATAGCGTCGTGTAATAGGTGACGGCACATCTTTAACACCTAGGTTCTTGAGAACACGCGCTTCGTCAAGGCCCCAAAATACAGCGATCTCATACGTACCATCTTCTTCACTTATGATTTTGTGCTTAGGTATTACTTGATACTTCTGGGGGTTGCGAGTGCGGAACAGAAGCGCTTTGTCTTCTACGATTTGCATTACTTCTCCGTTATACGTTTTCGTCTATATCGGTTTCAGCTTCGCTATACCCTGCACGATTACCGCTGGCATAGCCTGACTCATATCCAATATCGAAACCTCTGTCGTAGCCATACTTGTGCGCTGTCTTCCACACAAACTTAGCGTTGTTTTCACCGAGCAACTTACGCTCGGCATCAGACAATGTTTCCCACCACTTATCAAAGGTCATTTGTTATCCCCTTGATTGGCTTTTTTACTGCGCAAGCGTAGGTTGCTTGGCGTTGACTTACCGCCTTTGCGTAAGGGCTTGATGTGGTCGATGTCCATACCGCTACGATCAATACCTTTCTTGTCATACGCACGACGCGCCTTCTGCCGTTCATGCTGGTCGCTGCCCGGTCCGGACTTGCCGGTTTCCAGATCGCGTTGATACTCTTTTTTGTAGTCACGTGTTGCCATTACAACTCCTAATGTCGTGGATGTTGCACGCAGGTAGTAACAGGACACCAAGGGCATAACGGAGATGCTTTAGGGTTCCACACACCTGTTGCGTGCGCTTGTTCAATACGCGCTATACGTTGGCGGTATAGCCACCACTCGTCAGCCGCTTCGTCAATGGTCATGCTGTACTTGACCATATCGTTCTTCACTACAAACAACAGCGCGGCATTCACTTTACGAATGTGCGGGAAGTGCGCAAACACCATCAAGGCCATGAGCTTTAACTGATCTCTGTCTGGGTATTTGTTGTTACCTGTCTTGTAGTCTACGACCCAAGCGGTAAGGTTGTCATCATCAATAATAAGCAAGTCAGCGATACCACGAACCCATACTTCTTTCGAGCGCCAATCACAGGGGTTTAAGTCTGTAGTCAGCGCCATCTGGTATTCACACAGCTTGCGTCCGGGTCTAGCGTTCAGTGCGTCCAGCGTATCTTGAATGAATGAGAACTGTTCTGGCAAAGGCTTACCGTCACGAATGAACTCTTCTGCGGCCAAGTGTAGCTGTGTGCCGTAGCGTGTGGCTTCTGTCTCAGTGAACTGGTAGTTCTTAAGGACTCGAACCTCTTGGTATTTCTTAGCACAGCTTTCGTAATCTTTCAATGCACTGTGTGACCATACAACTATGTTGGGCATTAGAATCTCGCGGAGTTAATTGCTGCGGTTAATCTGTTGGCAAACTCTGTGACGAACTTCTCATCAGCGTTCAAGCGGTGGCGTCCCATGTCATACAGTATCGCGTGTGTGATCTCATGCCAGAACGAATCCTGAACTGCTACATCACTAAACGCTTTACCTGTTACGTTGCTGCACTTGCCAATCTTAATCTTGCTGTCGTCGTAGTACACCTTAGCCATATGCCCACGCTCAATCATGGACTCTACTACGTCAATCGAGTACTGCTTGCGACCCACCTTAATCTTGCGTGGGATCACAGGCTGTGCTTTAGTTTTGGCCTTATTCATCGCGCAGTTGCTCCTGTAGTTTTTCTATTTTGTTTTCCAAAAAACCAATGATGCCGCGCTGCTCGAAAAACATGACCTGCTGATTCTTGTTTGCGTTAACCGCTTTAGTGAACTCTTTGTCCAGATGGACGTACTTATCCTTTAGTTCCGTATAGGCCACAACCTGCTGGGTATAGCGTTCCGTTGTTGCTTCACTGATTGTTTTCAAATCGTTGTATAACTTTTTGTAATCGCGTGTTGCCAT